CCAAATCTTGAGGTGGTGACCCAAGTATTTCCCACTTGTGAGTTCCCATTCTTCAATGAGCACAGTGTCTTCACCTCTATATCCGTCCCACCAATGATTGAGTGCCTTAAGGTATATGTCATTGTGTTGCTCACGTGCGTGCCGGCTCTTGCCACTGCCGGGGGGGCCATGATACCATATGTTTTCAAGCTCGCCATCCAACGGTGCGTGTTCTAACAAGTGGTCCACATTGATCTGTTTCAGAGTCCGATGATACATGATCCGAATCTGTGGGTCGATTTCATCAAACTTGCCAAGCTTTGCATTTTCAAAGGCTTCTACCCAACGTCTTTTGTTACCTGCGCCTCCGGCGCTACCGTTTGATTGAGGTAACTCGCCCACTTCGACAAAGTCTCCGTCCTTCTTGCAGTAGTCGGCTGCTTGTTGCGGCGTTCCGCGCGCAATCTCCCAGTGGCAATGCGGGTGAATGTGTTTCTTCATCCAGGCTAAAGCCTTTTTCTCTTTCAGACAAATGTATCCTTGAAGGTGCGGCGTCCCGCTTTCTCCAACTTCTCGTCCGAATACGTAGTATTCCGCGTCCTCGGGAAGAAAAGAGCCAGTGTTCTCCATGCAATTGGGGTTGTTCAGGGTGAACACCCAATGCCGGGCACGGCTTCCTGCATTGTTTATTAGTCAATCTGCACAGGATTCTCACGCGTGGTCGCAGGGTAGTGCGCCACGAAGATCACGTCAGGGGCTGGCTTGTATCCCTCAAGGCATCTGCGGAGAAGCCAATCCTCGGGGGAGCCGAACTTGATTGGGCACTGCCACCCACCTTGGCGTCCAGTGTTATCGACCACTGGGAAATTTCCTTGTACCCCTAAATTTTGGGCGTCCATTTTTGTCTGTTGATTAGTACTGAAAATTTTTTGACACGAGCAGCGCTCGAACTACTGTAATACCGGGTTCTGTGACTCGTTCACACCCGCGTACCACTCGACCAAGTGTACACACTGGGAAGTCCAGCGTTATGCATATAGGTACCTACTGGTCGGACCCTTGGACTGGACCTAAAATTTTAGTATTTAAGCCGGAACTGTGTATTGACGCGTGTAATGCGTCGTTATGCCTAAAGGTCTGTCTGCTGCGCAGCGGCGGTTAGCCAACAAGATTGCCGCCGCTACCAAAATTCAAGCGCTCTTTCGCGGTTTCAAAGGTCGAAAGCGGGCCAAGGCCCGCAAAGACAAAGTGTACTCTCGCACCTACGGTGGTCGTGCTGGGTATTTGGCTTCGTTGCGGAGCAAGCGAAGTTACTATTCAAGCATTGGCAAAGCGCGCGGTAAAAGAAGTGCGTTTTACTGATTTCAGGCCTCAATGGGAGCAGGATTCGTGAATGGCAGGTCAAGGTCAAATTGGCCCTTGACAGGGCTTTTGAATGTCGTGACACTGTCCAAATAAATGTCCAATGGAATTGTCTGTCTGATGCATGTCTGCGTGATTGTGGCTGTCTGCACCTCTCCTTCCTTGGTCACCGTTTGCTGCACTGGGGCAAACTGCCTGCAACGCCATACAATGGCAGAGCCAAATGGCACACAAGGGTACCCCTGTCTCTTCAGTGCAGTAGTGTCAGGATACACTGTGGGCATCTCACCACCCGTATCTGGGTCTGTGGGTACCATACTGGTCCACTGACACATGTCTTCGGTGTCCATATAACGCATTTTGTACGTCTTCATGTCTCCGACATTGAACTTGTCAGGGTCGTTGTAATCACGCTCCGCGGGCTGCTGCAAAATTGAAATTGCCGCTGACAAAGAATCTTGGTCCAAACCTGCGTTCGAACAATAAATCTTGGAGACCCGCTGCGCGGGTCTGGGTTTGAATCCCATGTCGATCAGTCTGTCCCATCCATCTTGATTCAAAATGATGTCAATGTTGATGCTCTTGTGCTTGCGGGGTGGAATGATAATCATCTCCCACACACCAATGCCTCGCTCCTCCATGTGTGCTGCAGCATACGAAGACAACGTTCCTACTCCTGTGCTCGCGTCGTAGTCGGGCTGTGAAATGTTGTAATACCTACGTACTGGTCCTGCCTTATCCAAAGGCATGTCTGGCCACACAAATGTGGCGCAATACGGTCCTTGCTTCACATACTCGTATTGCTCGCATCCCTTCGCAAAGTGGGTCGGATCACAAAGATTGAATCCTTGGGCATCAAGCTTGAACGCAAAATACGTTTGCAACCACGGACAGGTCGCACTGGGCAGTTCCTCTGCCCACTTCCAAAACAATCCACAAGCATTCATGGACATCTCTCCATTCGTCCCCACATCCGCCGTGCGGGGATTAAGCTTATGATACACTTGTGCGCCCCCTTCGGGGCGCAGATTGTACCCGACAGTACTTCCTGTGTTCGTTGTCGGTGTCGCTGGTAAAGGAGGGTCATCTGTGTTCACAACCTGTCCTGTGGTGAATGTCAACAAGCGCAAACAATACTGATAATGCGTTGGGTAACGAATTTTCCATTGCTCCTGTCCGTAGCGGTTCCGCTTCGCGGAACGCAGTGCCGCTTGACTGTTGCCACCTTTGACAGCTGCTGCCTTGGCGCCGCCTCCGGCGGCCCTTTTAGGCGGCATTCCCTTCTTTGACACTGGAAAGTTCAACAAGGTCTGCATTCGTGGGGCGCGCCTTCGGCGCGCCACGTCTTAAATAGACCGGAGCGTAGGTCCGGTCTAGCGCTATCCCTAGGTAATACTGCCTAGGGATAGCGGTGGACACTCGGGGTCCATTAAGTCCTGCGGACGGCCTTTTTTAAAAACGATTTTTTATTGTCTTAACTCTACGAAGGTAAACCCTAAACCCCTAAGTCCGAGGCCTAACTGAAGTCCTCTAAGGGCTGTCCTCCAACGAGTGGAAACTCCAATTCCCGAAATCGTCGTCTGATTGCGAGGTTGAGCTGTCGATCCACGTCTGGTCCGAAGCACTCGTCAATGCTGTAATTGCTTGTAATGATAATCCTCTTTGGCCTCTGCTTTGGCAAGTGGGAACCTTTGATCTCTGGGGCAAAGGGGTACCTATCGGCCCAAATCTTGAGGTGGTGACCCAAGTATTTCCCACTTGTGAGTTCCCATTCTTCAATGAGCACAGTGTCTTCACCTCTATATCCGTCCCACCAATGATTGAGTGCCTTAAGGTATATGTCA